CTCGCAGTGGCCATGGTAGCAGCAATAGGCCCGCGTCGCCGGTAGGTAGCGGCCCTCAATGTTGCCGTCCGAGTGTTCGGCGTGGTTCGGGCAGACGACGCCCAGCCACCCGTCGGCGTTCGGGTTGGTAAGGACCAGGTCATGGTCCGAGAGCCATCGCAGCACGCTGTCGCCGCCGCTGTCGCGCACCCGGACGGACTTGTGCTCGGCCGTGTCGGCTGGCGCGGGCGTGACCCCCAGACCGGCGCACAGCTCGGCGAGGGTGAACTCACGCTCGGGCGCCCACTCGACCAGCTTCGCGGCGAACATGTCGCGGCCCTGCTTCAGGTTGACAGATCCGGGGATGCGGGACAGGCGCGCTGCGCCGCCTGCGCCAGGGTCGGTGAACCCCGCGTCGGCGATCGCACGATAGGCCGCGATAAATTCGCTCTTGTGCGGCTGTTCCGAGAAGATGAACCCGTATTGATACGACCCCGGCGAGGTCTCGATGATCCAGCTCGGCTGGACGGGCGGCGCCGCGAACTTGGACCCGACGTCGTCCAGCACCAGGAACAGAACGAACTCGACAAACTCAGCCTTCCAAGACGGCTGACCGGACGGGAAGCGGTCGAGCACGAACGCGCCGTTGACGGCGTACCATGCTTCGTTCGCCTTCGGCGTCGCCCGCTCGGGCAGGACCGCAGCGCGCGTCGACACGCAGGCGCCGTCGGCGTGGTATTGCAGGGGTTGCTTCGGTCGCTGGCGCACAAACAGCGCCGTCTCGCCCTGCTCGGCCAGCCCGGCGATATGGTCTATAAACATCCTCGCGTCTGTCACTTCCCGTACCTCTCCATCGTCTTTACGGCCGCCTTCAGGGGCAGGCCCTCCGCCCATGCGGGCGGCGTCTCCATCACACGCTTAAGAACGTGAGGGTCGCCCCCTTCGAGGACGATCTCATCGTGACAGTGCAGCACGACGTCGTCCAGCTGCCTTAGCGCGTGTCTCAACAGGTCATGCGCGGTCGCCTGCGTGACGTTCTCGCACGCCAGCCCGCGCCAGAGCCGCCCGCGCGGCCACTCCTTGGCATCGGCGGCGGGCCGCCAAGACGCCTTGGCGTAGGACACGCCATCGGTCTCCAGACGCGCGTAAGGGTAGCAGAGGACGCGGCCAGAGGGCAGGGCGTACCAGAGATGCTGCTTGTCATACAGGTAGGTGATCCGCCCGGCCGTGAACTCTCGGCCAGGGTTGCGCATGGCGCGGGTGTAGGCGCGCTCCAGCTCGGCCCAGAAGATGACGGCCCACGGGTTGGCGCGGCGCCATGCGTCGACCATGCGCCTCGCCTCGTACTCGGGCAGGTGCAGGCCGTAGATCCTCCCCATCGCCGCGAACGCGCCGACGCCCCCGGCGAATCCGCACGCTAACTCCTGCACTTTCCCGATCTGGCGCTGATCGTCCGTGACCTCGTCGACCGTACAGCGGAAGGTCGCGGCGGCGTTGTGCTTGTAGATGTCCTCGCTGAACAGCTTCAGCTTGTCGTCGCCGCGGCCGGACAGCCACGGGTTGACGCGCGCCTCGATGGCGGCCCAGTCGGCCACCACGAACTGCTTGCCTTCAGCGGGTATCAGGGACGGACGCAGCAGACCCTTCAGGACGTCGGAGACGCGCTCGCCGTACTCCGGCACGATGCGGTGGCCTCGCACGATGGCGTGGCGGGCGGCGGCGGGGTCGGGCAGGGTCTTGCGAGGGTAGTTATGGACTTGGAGCCCGTAAGAACTAGCACGACCTGTAGCGCTGCCGCCACAGAATACAAAAGCCCCTCGCACCCGCTCGTCGTCGTAGTCGGCGAGGGCGGCGGCGCGCTTGTACTTGGCGACGGACGACGCCCAGATGTCGTCGGCGCACTGAATAACCTCACCCACATGCCACGGTATCTCATCGCCGTCCTCTATCGTCAGCAGGTTCGCCCGCACGCTCTTGTCGATGCACAGCTTGCCCGACGCCATCATCAGCTTCTGCGCCTGCGGGCCGACGCGCTCATAGACCCACTGCGCCATCTTGCGCGACCGGACGGACGTCACCTCGCCGTTCGTCACGCGCACGACGTGCGCCTGTATTTCCTCGGTCTCCTGCGCCGCGTAGTTGACCGCGGCCAAGGCCAGCGGTCTGTCCAGCCGCACGCCGCGGTCGTTGATGCGCTCGTTGACGTGGTAGTCGGCCAGCTCGTCGGCCGTCAGCTCTCGCATCGCCTTGGACACAGCCCGCATCGCGCGGACGTCTTGCTCGCAGTAGGCGATCAGCTCGGCCAGCTCGCGCGGGTCTTCGGAATAGGGCGGGATGCAGCACTGGCGCACCAGGTGAGCGCCGCGGTGGTCCTTGCGCATCGACGCGCCTGCGAACCGGCCGACGTCCTCCAGCGACCCCGGCGCGCAGTTGGCGCGAGCCTGCGTGGCGGTGCAGTAGAACTGCTCAAGCCGGTGTTGCGTGTTCAGGACGTAGCGCAGGATCAGCCGCTCGAACGCGGCGTTATGGGCGCGGATCTGTCCGCTGTACGCCCACACGTTGACCGGGAAGCGGGCGGGCGGCCGCCAGGTCTGCACCTCGCCGTCGTCGAACGCGTAGGACATGCAGATGACCTCGGTGTCGGCGTGGCGCGCGTAGTTGTACACGCCCTCGGCCTTCAGGTCACACGGTGAGCGGGTCTCGAAGTCAATCCACAGTATGGTCATGGGGGCCTCCGAAAGCGAGCGCCGGTCAAAGGGGGGAAAGCCCGGCGCTCGCGCTCACTTACGAACTGCGACGACGACGCCGCTGCTCAGTCGGAGGCTCGTCGGCTACTGGGGGCGCCGACTCTCCACCCATAGCAACCCATTTCTGGATTGCAAAGACCGGGGTGAAGATTTTCCCGTAAGACTTGTGCTGGTAATGCTCCGTCTTAAGGAGCACCATCGGCACAGGCTTGCTCGGGTCCTTCTCGACCATCTCTGCGATAGCGACGGCCAGCGTCTGCACAGCCTTGCGGCCGCCGACGGACGTCGACGCGTACCGGACTTCCAGACCTTCGTCCTCGCCCGACATGCACTTGAGAGACAGTCCGACCTGCTTCTCCCAGCCCTTCTTCGCGTTATGCGGAGCGGGGCCAAAGTCAGGCAGGGGTTCCGTGATTGAAACCATCTTCTCGCCCAGAACGTCTCCGTCGCCCCAAGCGATAGCGCCGTGGACGAAAGAGAACGGGTTCACAGCCCAGAGGCTGTCGTCTTCGACGTCCGTCTGGTCCGCGCCGAACACCCAATGGCCGGTCTTGTCCATCTTGAGCAGGGGGACGCCGGTCTCGGATGCAATCGAGACGTCGCGCAGCGCCTGCGAGAGGCTTTGCACGGACGGAAGGTTAGCACCTTGGAACACAGTCAAGTTCATTTTACTTTACCTTATCAAGAGCGGCCTTCAGGCGGCTCATCTGCTGGGACGCTGGGCGGGGATCACTCTCCGGGGCCAGCGTATCGCCGGAAGACACGGCCACGACCATGTCCGACGGCAATTCTATCTTCGCCTTCTTCAGCACCTTCTCAACGGCTGCGGGCGACATCAATTTTTTCTCAAACGGATCAGGAACCCCCAACGCTTGCAGCGCCTCGGCCGTCCAGGTCTCGTCTTTGCTCCACTGGCGGGTGGCGCGCTTCGGGACCAGCTTCCAGCCGGGGACGTCCGACCCCTCCATAAGAAGCTGGAACGCCAGCGCACGCAAGTCCTTGATCCAGTCTTCGATCTGATCGGCCTTCGTCAGCCAGTCGCTGATCGTCTCGACCGGCAGCGCCGACAGCTGAGCCCGCAGCGCTCGCTCTACGGCGCCCGTCTGTAGCGGGCAGAGCGGCTTGGCTGCACACCACCGGCAGTGCTCGCCGTCCTTCAGGGCGGCGTCGGGACGCTTGGCAGCGGCCACTGCGGCGGCCAGTTCTTTCTCGAAGCGGTCGAGGCGCTTCAGGTTTGTCGTCCAGCGCCGGACCTCGGGCGGCTGGATGATCACCAGCTCGACCTCCTTCACGCCTTCGAACGCCCACGGGACGGTGCGACGCGCGGCGGCGGCGTAGAACAGGAGCTGTTCGTTCTCCTCGGCCGTGACGATGACGCCGGAGCCGAACTTCCAGTCCAGCACGATAGCGCGGTCGCCGTCGCGGCCGATCAGGTCAGCGGAGCCGAACACGCCGGGCAGCTTCTTGCCGAAGTCGACCTTCTGCTCGACCGCGTACTCCATCGTGGTGCTGATCTTATCGAGCGCCGCCAGCGCAGGCAGCAGCTTCGCCGTCACCAGGTCCTCGGTCAGCTCGGCCTCGCCATACTTCGTGCCAAGGAACACGTCCGGGTGCAGGTCGTCGATCAGGCAGTTGGCGATGACGTCGTGCAGGAGCGTGCCCTCGTCCGCGTAGGACGACGACGGCTGGGGCGGCATCTTGGCGACCAGCGCGACCGACCCCGGACAATTCATAACGCGTTTGGCGGTCGACCCGCCGACGATACTAGAGTGCATGATATTTCCCCGCAGTTGATTTTCCCTCTGTACACTCTTTGTGTACGCCTGTATAGAGGCGTCATGAGGGAAAGCGACATCGAGCAGCATTTTGTTTGGGCGGTCAATCGCCTCGGCGGGAAGACGTGGAAGTTTTCCAGCCGCAACGTGCGCGGCGTCGCCGACCGGATCGCCTGCCTGCCCGACGGATCGACGTGGTTCGTCGAGCTGAAGGCACCGGACGGGACTATGTCGAAGTTGCAGGAGCTGTTCGCCGCCGACATGGCGCGGCTGAACCAGAAGTATACGGTTCTGTGGTCCAAGGAGGAAGTAGATCGGTGGGCGGCGCATGTTAAAACTTAGACCCTACCAGGAGCAGGCGGTTGACTTCCTGTACGGCCACGACCGCGCGATGGCGCTCGCGCCGGTGGGCGCGGGCAAGACCGCTATAGCGCTGACGGCGATGCAGGAGATGGTGCGCGACGGCTATGTCAGCCGGTGGATCGTCCTTGCGCCCAAGCGCGTCGCGGCGAGCGTCTGGCCGTCCGAAGCGCCGAAGTGGGCGCCAGGTCTGCAACTTGCGGCGGCCGTTGGCACACCGGCGCAGCGTGACGCGGCGTTCCGGTCGAGCGCGCACGTCGTCGTCACCAACTACGATAACCTGCAAACGCTCGACCTGCGGGGCTTTGACGGGATCGTCTTTGACGAGCTGACCCGGCTAAAGAACCCTTCCGGCAAGCGCTTCAAGGCGCTGATGCAGATGCTGGACGCGATCAAGATCCGCTGGGGTCTGACGGGGTCCTTCACCTCAAACGGCCTTGAGGACGTGTTCGGCCAGTGCCGCGTCATCGACCAGAAGCTGCTAGGCCGCTCGAAGGGGGCGTTCATGCAGGAGTACTTTCTGCCCGTGAACCCGGAGTACGGCGAGTGGCAGGCGCGCAAGGGGTCGCTGGCGGCCGTTATGCAGCGCATCCGCCCGGCGACGTTCGTGCTGGAGCCCGGCGTCTACGCCGACAAGCTGCCGGAGCTGCACACGGTTGTTCTGGAGTGCGAGCTGTCCGACCGCCAGCCTTACGAGCAGATGAAGAAGCAGTTCATTGCGGAGCTGGGGACGACGCACATCGTCGCCATGTCAGCGGCGGCCGTGGTCAACAAGCTGCAACAGATGACGTCGGGGTTCGCCTACGACACGATCAAGACGGCCAGCGACCGGCCAGGACGGTACGAAGTCAAGCAGACCGCGCATTGGTACGACACGTCTAAGTTCGACACTCTGGAGGACCTTCTCAATGAGAATCAGCGCGATAACACCATCATCGTCTATAACTTCAAGGAGGAGCTGGCGGAGCTGTTGCGGCGCTACCCTCAAGCGCAGACCCTCGACGACGCCGACGCAATCGAACGATGGAACGCGGGCCAGATCGAGCTCCTGCTGGTGCACCCTAAGAGCGCCGGTCACGGACTGAACCTGCAACACGGCGGGTGCAAGATGGTGTTCCTGTCGCTGCCGTGGTCGCTGGAGCTGTACGAGCAGACCATAGGCCGATTGCACCGGGGCGGGCAGACGCGGGACGTATGGGTCTATCTGTTGATGGCGAAGGACACGGTCGATCAGCGCATCAAGGCGGCGCTGGCTGACAAGCGGGCCGTGTCCGATATAGCGCTGGAGGAATTGCGTGAGGGTTAACTGGAGATGGTTGAACCGACACATGTCGAATCTGACGGAGGAGCAGGTGCAGACCCTGCTGGACCAGGAGCTGGCGGGGGAGAGACGCGGGGCGATCCTGCGGCGGCTGCACCAGCGCGTCAACGCCCTGCGCGTGGCGCGGGAGAGGAGCGAGCTATGTCCAAGGCCCTGATGCTGGCGGAGTTCGGGTTGCGCATGATCGCGATGGAGCTGCGGCTAGGACAGGCGCCGGAGGAAGCGGCGAAGACAGCGACCGCCTACGCCCTGATGGCGCAGCAGGCGCTGGGGTGGACTGAATCGAAGGTCATAGAGAGGGAGAAGGCGCGTGAGCGAATTGGATTATCTCCGACAGGAAGAAAGCCGACTTATCGACGAAATCGTTAGGTTGCGTAAGCAGGTCTACGTGATGCGCGACGTCCTAGCCCGGATCGCGTCGGAGCCGGGGAACGAGATGGTGTGGACGTTGGCCATGTATGGGCTGAAAGAGACGGGAGAGGACCATGTCGTTTAACAAACGCCGCCCCCAGCGCGTCTGCCCGTACTGGTTCCTGTTAGACGGCGAGCTGGTGCAGTGCCTCAAGGACACGGCGGTCGGCAAGACCTACTGCCCTGAGTGCGACGAGAAGACGAGGCTAGCCCATGCCCAGCCGCGGATGCACGGGCTGGGGAACAAGTCAATTTTGTGAGGAGGACGACATGACGCCACGACCCGAGACACTTAGCAACATACTGAAGGCGGCGCGTAAGAACGCAGGCATAACGATGACAAACCTTGCAGACGCTATGGACGTCAGCGAGAACACGCTCAAGCGCACGCTGGACGCGCCGGAGCACGCGCCGCTCTACCGGCTGGACCGGCTGTGTAAATTGCTGAACATAGGAATCCGAATGGAGCTGGGCAACGTATGAACGACCCCGTCAACAACCCGATCCACTACGTCGACGGCGGCGTGGAGACCATCGACTATATCCAGGCGAAGCTGACGCCGGAGGAGTTCCGCGGCTATTGCCTTGGCAACGTCCTCAAGTATGTCTCCCGCGCGGGCAAGAAGGACAACGGGCAGGAGGATCTGGCTAAGGCTGCGTGGTATCTGACGAAGGCTTTGGGCAATCCAGTTCACAAACGCAAACAAACCTAGAGTTGTGCGTCTCGATCTGCCGTATCGTCTCCGGCGTGTCCTTGTCCATGTCGTAATAGATGGGCTTGGCGATACGGCAGTAGTCGCCCTCAACCACCGTCGGGCGGCCGACGACCGAACCTGTCTCGCAGGCGTTCGCGGCGAGCAGTATCGGTATCAGGAAGGTCAGCCCGGTTAACATTTTCATCGAGAATGTCCTTGATCTCCTGTCGGCCCTCATCCTTCACCTTGTTCTCCCGCATGATGCGGAGGAACTCGGCCAGTATCAGAAAGAGAGCCGACAGGAATTTCATGCGCGCTTGGCCCAGACAGACCAGACAGCCGTGGCGATCGTAGCGGCAGCGCCCGCAAGAGCGACGGCCGTCTCCGAGTCGATCACGCCCTTGCCCACCAGGTACCCACCGATGGCGGAGACCAGAGCGCGGACGACGCCTGTGACCTGTTCAGCAGAAAGCATCTTCATAGGCAGCTCCTTACTTGCGTTTACGAGGCGAGGGTTCTTTCTTATCTTCTTTGCGGACAAGACGCAAAAGAGTATTTTTAACCTCTGCCCCCCTAGGCGGCGAAGGGTCTATCGGCTTTACGGATCGTTTTGGCTTTATGCCGTAAATATCAGTAAACACCGGCGAAGACTCTACGCTTTTTTGGTTAAGGCGTTCTGGCTCCTGATACCGGGGGTCTACATCTTCTGAATACTGCATGTCACGGTCATTTCGCGGAACGCCAAGAGGCACGTGATACATAGGCGCTATTTTGCGGCGTTCTTCAGCCGTTAAATTCTTCCGCGCCTGAGCCAAGCGAGCTAAAGCTTCTTCCCCCCTAAAATGATACCGCGTATCGTCTTTAGACATCCGCATCATGTCCATTATGCTTATGGCGTGTTGGAGCTCATGAATAGCGGTACCTGTAAGCTCTTTTTTTACCCGCGACGCGGGCTTATACACCGACGACGATATATAATCACCTTCACCGTCAGAAACCCACTCCTTATCAGGTTTTTGGCGGTCAGCGCCTACGTGAAGGCCGCCCGTATAGGGGTTCACAAATCCGAGTACGCCTTCGCTGTCTATTATCATGTAGTGATTGTAAACTTCCATAGGCGTTTTGTTTAGTTCAGGGTACAGCGAGTATAGTTTATCGTTAGCGCCGCGTTTAAGGACGTCAGGCACGTTGCCTTGAGCAATTGTTCTGCCTGCCAGAGCCGACCAATTAGGCACGTCTAATAGCTGCGCGTTACGCTCTAGTCTGTCTCGGTCAATAGGCGGCAACGTAAAGTCAAGATATGACTTATTATCAGGAATTTCCTGCACCCATACGTTAGGTTGGTATTCCCACAGCCCCGTTTCCTCCCATATTTTTTTGTCTTGTCTGTACTTTGAATGTCTGGAGTTGTCATCAGTCGGGTCAACAGGGTTTTTTCGTTTTATCTCTTGCGCGCGTTTGCGCATCTCGGGGTTCACCCCCCGCGCCGTGAACACTACCTTTTGCGGCTGCGGCGCCGTCATGCGCGCTATTGCGTCTGGCGAAAGGTCAAACGACATTTTATTTTTAGGCGTAGGGTTAAACGCGTTGACCATTTTGTGCGCCTACCGGGGTAGCTCCCAATGAGGGCCGTCAGGAAAATT